GTGTGACCTAGCGGCCGACGTGGTGGACGTCTCAAACGAGCACGCTAACTGGCTGGTCTACCCGGACCAGGTGGCGGCCACCGGAGTGGTGGCCGAAATCGCGGCGCTGGAGACCACCGCTAAGACGACGGACGAGGGCTACAGCGTCACGGAATACGAGGCGGTGCCGCTGGAACAGGTGGCCGAGCTGGAGTATGACCTGACCACTAAAGGGGTGCTCACCCACCGCGTGGTCAAGCTGGGTCAAGGCAACGGACCGCTTAAAGCGTTTCTGAAAAAGACGCTCAAGGATTTGAAAGCCAGCCGCAAGCGCTGCGATAAAGACATAGCGGCGCACGGCCGGGCGCTCACCGCGTCTTTAAAGGACTGTGAACGGGATTACATGGACGCGAGACGTGACGCCACCAATGAGCACGTGGCGCTCTGTAAAGAGGCGTCGGTGAACGCCCGGCTGGACGATAAGCTGATAGAGCGGGCGGAGCACCTACTTAGCCCGCCCGCGCTGAAAAGCCGTGCCCGCAACCCCGGCCAACGCCCCCACGCCCGCAGCATGACCCAAAAGAAAGCGGCGGCCAAGCGGGGCGCCACGGGTGCCCGCAAAGCCAAAGGCGGCAAGTCCCGGAGGCGTAAATGGCGCGGCAATACCTGACCCGCAAATACCCGCCCAAGGTCCGCGAGCTGCGGGAGCTGGCGCGTAAAAAGCGCCACCTGCACGGCGCACCGTGACGGACCAAGCTACAGCAAGGACGCTGGAGCCCACCCCGCTGGAGCGGGAGCTGGAGCTGGAACGGGAGGCGAAAGTTTTGAGAGCCCAGGGCGGGCTCCTAAACTTTACACTCTCCACGTTCCCTACAGATTTCGATGTTAATTGGCATCACAAAGCTATGTGCCGGGCGTTGAACCGTTTCGCGCAAGGCACGTTAAAGCGTTTGATTATCACCCTCCCGCCTCGCCACTCAAAGAGCCAACTGGTTTCGCGCCAGCTCCCCGCGTGGCTACTTGGGCGCAACCCCCGCGCCAAAATCATTGGCACGTCCTACAGCGATAGCCTCGCCAGCTCTATGAATCGTGACGTTCAACGCCTGATTGAGACGGAGGCTTACCGGGAAATCTTTCCGGACACGCGCCTACGCGGGGACCGCCTGGCCATCGGCACCACGGCGTGGCTGAAAAACTCCGGGATATTTGAAATCGTAAATTACGGCGGGTGCTACCGCTCGGCCGGTGTCGGGGGTAGTATCACCGGCGTCGGCGGAAATTACATTATCCTTGATGATTTTTGTAAAAACCAGGAGGAAGCTGACAGCGAGTTAATGCGGAACAGAACCTTTGAGTGGTTCGGCTCCACGTTATATACCCGTCTCGAAAAAGACGCGGGATTGCTAATCACCGCCACGCGGTGGCACGAGGACGACCTGGTGGGCAGGCTGCTTAAGCTGGCGAAAGACGACGCGGCGGCAGACCAGTGGGAGGTTATATCCTTTCCCGCTATGTCCGAGGGCCACCCCCACGAGCTGGACCCCCGCTCGCCCGGCGAGGCGCTGTGGCCGAGCCGCTACGACAAAACCCGACTGGCCGGTATAAAGGCGTCCATTGGCACCCGTAACTGGTCCGCTCTCTACCAGCAACGCCCGGCGCCCGAAGAGGGCATGATAGTTAACCGGGAGTGGTGGCAATTCTACAAAGCTTTGCCGCTTTCATTCGATAAAATCATTCAGGCTTGGGACCTGACCTTTACTAAATCGGCGACGTCGGACTTTGTGGTGGGTGTGGTGCTCGGCAAGGTTGGCGCCAATATCTACTTGCTTGATATGATCCGTGATAGACTCAGCTTTACCAGCTCCATAGCCGCCATGAAACGTATGTGCTCCCGTTGGCCGCAGGCTGACGCGAAATACGTGGAGGCGGCGGCCAACGGTCACGCGCTGATTGACACGCTCCGCTCCGAAATCCCGGGACTGATTCCGGTAAAACCCACCGGCTCGAAAGTGGCCCGCGCCAATGCCGTCTCCCCGCTAGTCGAATCCGGAAACGTCTGGCTCCCAGAAAAGGCTCTTGCACCGTGGATTGACGACGTGGTGGAGGAATGGACCAGCTTTCCGGCGGGAGCGCATGACGATATAGTGGACGCTATGTGCCACGGAATCCTAAAGCTGAAAGCCGAGGGTCCGATGGACTACCTACCGCTGTCCCTCAAGGGCGGCACCGTTTTCCCCCGTAATCCGTAGCCTCAAAGAAATCTTGAGCCTCCCGCGTGCCCAAGGTATAACCTTAGGCACCAAGGCAAGCATTCAGAGACGAAAAAGCTAGAACACGGGCGCGGCCAGTGTAAAAGGTGCCGGGAGAAAACCTCGGCTCGGTATACTTACCGTCTCCCTTCAACGCGTGTCCCGTGTTTTAGCTCCTATGGACGGGAGCGCTTTACCGATGACTACCCCCGGGTGCGGACCGTGTGCGAATCCCGCTGGCTTTGTTCAGCTCGTCATGGGCTACGACAATCAGTTTTTTCTGGACCTGTTCTATACCGATACCCAAGCGCCGTATGACCTGACAGGCGCTATCGAAATTGTGGCCGCGTTCCCGGGTGCAGACGGCACGCCGGTAGAGCAAAAGCTGAGCACCGCTGGCGTGCAAATCATCGGCGCCCCCGGAGCAGGGCGCGTTCTCGTTAAAGTGGATGCAGTCAATTCCGCCCTCCTGCAACAGGACGCGGCGGTGGAGCAATTCCAGGACTTGCAAGTGAGCGTGACCAACCCTGATAGCACCGTCACGGGTCTGGTCATTCAAGCCGTGCTGAATATCCGCAAGCCGCCTTACGGGGTTGTGTAATCATGGACCAGACTTTGCGGGTTAGCGGACGCGTCGGCGCCTACATTGTTCTTACCAACGTCGGCGGGCTCCCCGGCTCGCAGGTATATATCGCACCTGGTGCGCCGAGCGGTATCGTCGGCGCCAGTGGTGACGTCTATGTTAATTCGTCCAATGGGGACTTTTATAAGCGCATTGGTGCGCTCTGGGGCGCCCCCGTCGCCAACCTGAAAGGCGCTACGGGCTCCACCGGGGCCACGGGCGGCCCTGGCCCTACCGGTCCGTCCGGCTCAGCCGGCGCCGCCGGCAGCCAAATCTATACAGGCTCGGGCGCCCCGAGTGGTGGCCTTGGTGTCAATGGGGATTTCTACCTAGACACGGCCACGAGCGATTACTACCTGAGAGCGGCTGGCGCGTGGAACCTGCAAGGCAACCTGAGCGGCGCGGGCTTTACCGGCCCGGCCGGCGGGGCGCTCTTTGGGAGCTACCCCAACCCGGGGCTGGCAGACGGGGCGGTGACCGACGCCAAAGTTACAGACGTGGCCTACAGCAAAATTACTGGCGCCCCTGCCGCCCTCCCGCCTAACGGCGCGGCGGGCGGTGTGCTGTCCGGGACCTATCCGAGCCCGGGGCTGGCCGACGCCTCGGTGACCGACGCCAAAATGGTTGACATGGCCTACGGCAAGCTGACCGGTGCCCCCTCGTCTCTCCCGCCGTCTGGCGCCGCCGGTGGCGCCCTCTCAGGCACCTACCCCAATCCGACGATTCCCAACGCGTCCATTACGGACGTGCAAATTACCGGACTGGCCTACTCCAAGCTGACCGGTGCCCCAGCGGCACTACCGCCAAGCGGCGCGGCAGGGGGCGCCCTTTCAGGCACCTACCCAAATCCGACGATTCCTAACGCGTCCATTGCGGACGCTCAGATTACCGGGCTCGCCTACAGCAAGCTGTCTGGTGTGCCTGCCGCGTTCCCGCCAAACGGCGCCGCCGGCGGTGACCTGGCCGGCAGCTACCCCAACCCGACACTGGCGCCGCTCGGGGTGGACACCCCAGACATTGCCGATTTGGCGGTCACCGACGCTAAGATAGGGGACGTAGCCTACAGCAAGGTCACAGGCGCCCCGGCGTCTCTCCCGCCGTCCGGCGCCGCCAGCGGTAGCCTCGGTGGGAGCTACCCAAATCCCTCAATTGCCCCGGGCGCGGTGGGCACCACCGAGCTGACCGCCGCGTCGGTCACCGACGTTAAAATCGTCGGCATGGCTTATGGCAAGCTGACCGGGGCGCCGGCCGCCCTGCCGCCAAGCGGCAGCGCGGGCGGCAGCCTGACGGGCACCTACCCAAATCCGACGATTGGCACCCTGGCTGTCTCGGACGCCATGATTTCGGCGCTCGCCTACACCAAGCTGACAGGGGCGCCTGCGGCGCTGCCACCAAACGGCTCCGCCGGTGGTGACCTAACAGGAACCTATCCGAACCCAACCGTTAAGGATTTTGTTGGGTCCGGCGTCAGCCACGCGCACGGCGCTGTCCCCGACCCAGGCGCCACGCCCGGCACCGCAAAGTTTCTGTGCGAGAATGCCGCGTGGTCGGTGCCGCCGGGCGCCGTGCAAGTTGAAAACTCGGTGGTCAGCGGCCACACCACCTTGGCGCCGAGCGGGGACGCCGTCTATAAGGCGCTCTTTACCGACGTCCGCATGATTGCCGCCAACGTCGCGGCGGTGGTGACCAGCTCCCACGCGGTGGTGGCCGCCGATAAGCTGCTCACCGTCAGCTTTAACGGCGCCGTCAGCCTGACACTCCCGGACCCGACTACGGGCCGCTTTCATTTCCGCGTCATTGACACGCTGGGCAGTAACCGCGAGACCGCGCCGATTACCCTCGTGCGCTTTGGCAGCGAGACCATTGCGGGGCTCCCGGCCAACCGCACCTTGGTAACACCTGGTGGCTCGTGGGACGTGTATTCGGACGGCGGCAATTGGGTCCTAGGCTAATGGGGTTGGGTTATGTCAAAGACAGTCCGTGTTGTTTTTACGTCGTCCGGCACCTGGACCTGTCCGGCCGGAATCTACCGAATCCGTCTTAGTGGACGTCCCGGCTCAGGTGGTGGCGGCGGTGGCGGCTCAGGCGGCACCGGCTTTACCGGCGCCACAGGTGGCGGGGGCGGTGGCGGCAAAAGCGGCGGTGGGGGTGGTGGGGCTATCAGCCAAAACACTGTCCTGAACGTCATCCCCGGCACCGGCTACACGGTCACCGTGGGCGCGGGCGGCGCCGGAGGCGCCGGAGTGGCGGTAGGCACCGGCAACCCGGGCGGTATCGGTGGGCTCAGCTCGTTTGCGGACGGCGTTGTTACTCTGGCCGCTTTTGCCAAAGCCGGTGCAGGCGGGACCGGCGGCGGTGGCGGCGGCACCGGAGGTAACGGCGCGGCAGGTGCAGCCGGCGCTGGCGGCGCGGCGGCCGGGACGGCTGGGAGTTCCTACCAAGGGGAGACCGCACCCGCTGCGGGAAACAACGGCGGGGCGGGCGGCACCCAGGCGGGCACCGCCGGGGCCGCTGGAACGGCAGAGGGTGGGATTAACGGGACAATCTACGGCGCCGCCATTACCGGCGCGGCCGGCGGCAGCGCGGGCGCGGGCTCTGGCGGCGTCAGTGGCGGCGGGGGTGGTGGCGGTGCCGGCGCCTCGGGCGGCATTGGCGACTACTACATATCAGGGGACACCCCAGGCGGCGGCGTCGGCGGCGTCGGTGGAGTGGGCGGAGCGGCCAATTCGGTCGGCACCGGCGCTACCGGCGGCACCGGCGGCAACGGCGTAGCGGGTACGGGTGGATTTGGCGGCGGCGGTGGCGGCGGTGGCGGCGGTGGCGGCTCGGGCACCACGGGCGGCAGCAAAGGCACCGGCGGCAACGGCGGCAACGGTTCGGTGGGCCGAATCGTTATTGCATACGAGGACTGAACTATGGCAATTTTCGCGGTCATCGACAGCAATACGGTGCATAACATTGCAGACGGGGACGCCGCTTTTGCGGCGTCTATTTCGTCCTACCACCAAGCGGTGGTGGACGTCACCGCCGTGGTGCCGCGTCCGGAAATCGGCTGGAGCTACAACCCACTGAGCGGCGCATTCTCTCCGCCGACTATCCCGCTCGTCACGCTGATTAATAGCAAAATCGCGGCGTACCAGGCGGCGGCTCCGGCGCTACTGCGGACGCTCTACACCACCAACACTTTGGCCGGTATTGCCACCGACCAATCCGACGCCATGTTTGACCAATTTTCGGACGTCATCTTGCGGCTTACTCAGGGCGCCTTTCCCACCGCGCTTTACCGGCTCATGCAAAAGACCCCGAGCGGCTTTGTGACCCAGCCCATGATTGATAATTTTGTGGCGACAATCCAAAGCTACCTGTAAGGACGCCGCCACATGAGTGACGATAAAGAGTTAGTCCGGAAAAATAGCGACGTGCCGAGCACCACCCCGCCGCGCCAGCCTGCTTATCCTGCGGAGGCTCGTCAAGGCGGGGCGGCGGCACCTGGTGCCCCGCAGGACGCCAATACGATTGACTACCGGGAAATCGGCGCCACCGGCTTGCGCCGTTTTTCCGGTTTCATATACGAGGAATTTCTGCCAGAGCTGACCGGCTGGCAAGGGATTCAGGTATATACCGAAATGAAAAAGAATGACGCCACCGTGGGCGCCATTCTGAACGCAATCAAAATACTCTGCCGCAAGGTCAAGTGGTTTGCGGACCCAGCGAGTCAAGAGCCGGACGATTTGGTGGCCGCTGAGTTTCTGGAGACCTGTCTTAACGATATGTCCCAGACGTGGATTGATACGGTAGACGAAATCCTGTCCATGCTGGAATACGGCTACGCGCCGCATGAAATTGTCTATAAGCGGCGCTGCGGGGACGTGCTGGACCCGTCCATGCGGTCCAAATACTCGGACGGGCGCATTGGCTGGCGCAAACTGCCGATCCGCTCACAGGACACTATCTACCGTTGGGACTTTGACGACCACGGGGGAATCCGTGGCGTGGAACAATTGGCACCGCCGCACTACTACCACGTCGTTATTCCCGTGGAAAAGCTGCTACTGTTCCGCACCACGATTGCCAAAAACAATCCCGAAGGCCAGTCCATTCTCAGGACGGCTTACCGCTCGTGGTATGTAAAAAAGAACATTGAGAATATTGAGGCTATCGGCGTAGAGCGTGACCTGGCTGGTCTGCCCATGGCTTTCGTCCCGTCCGAGCTGCTTTCCCGTAACGCCAGCATTGACCAGAAAAATCTGCTCGCGGCAATCCGGGACATTGTGGTGAATGTCCGGCGCAACGCGCAAGAGGGCATGGTGTTCCCGCAGGCGTATGACCAGGTGAGCGGTAAACCGCTCTATGACTTTAAGCTGCTCTCTACCGGGGGCGCTCGCCAGTTTGACACCACCGCTGTAATCAATCGGTATGACCAGCGCATTGCGATGACGTGCCTTGCGGACTTTCTTTTGCTCGGCATGGATAAAGTGGGCTCGTTTGCTCTCTCCAGCGTAAAGACCAACCTCTTTTCTACCGCCATCGGCGCCTACCTAGACATTATCTGCGACGTTATGAACCGCTTTGCCATTCCGCGCCTCTTTGCGCTCAACCCGGATATGGAAATCAGCGACTACCCGAAAATAAAACACGGTGACCTTGGCGCCGTGGACCTTAACGAGCTGGGTAGCTACATTCAGAAACTCAGCCAGTCCGGTATGCCACTATTTCCTAACAATGAGCTGGAAAAGCATTTAATGGAAATCGCCGGTATGCCGGTAGGGGCCATGGCGGACCCGGAAAAGCCTAACTTTGAAGTGGACACCAGCGCCCGCGCTGACCGCCCGCCGGTGGAAATCCCCGCGTCTGATAAGCAGATGCCAACCGAGGGCGGAATCAGCGACAGGACGCCCGTAGACGGGGCGCCCAAGCCCGCCACAGTGGTGACCAATGCAAGTGGTGACACGGAAACCAATTCGGGGCGCCGTCCCTAACGCTGCATTGAAAGGGGCGCCTCGTGGTCGAAGTAATCGTAATTGTGGACGAGCCCCAAGCGGGCGGCGGAGGGGGAGGACTTAGCCCTGTGATTTTTTACCATGACCTACTGCCAGCCGAAATCACGGCTAAGAAAATCACCCTGCCGTCTCTACCCAACGCGGTGGGCGTCATTGTGGACGTCATCGGCGGCGGCCCGCAAAAGGTGGGCGCCGATTTCGCCGTCACCGGCCGGGATATTTCCTGGGCAGGTAAAAACCTGGACGGTGTTTTGAAAGCGGGGAACACGTTCCGCATTCTGTATTTCCTTTAGAGGCAGCTTGACCACGATTTTTCACGCCAAATCCTACGTTGCTAAAGCCGGCAAGCCCCCGCGTGGGGCGCCGCGCCGCAAGGTGACCAACACCTATAAGCGTCTATCCGCGCTCTCCAAGGTCATGGGCAACGCTGTCAAGGTGGACCTGGTCAAAGGGGTGACCACCTTTAAGAGCCGCGTCAGTGACGAGGCGCTTATGGAGGCATGGAAAAAAGGCGACTACCATAAGCTGCTCACCCATATCCCTTTCGATAAACTCCCGGGGGACTTGGCGCCGGCCATCAAAGCTATCGGCCAGGGAATCGAGACGGCGGCCGACTATCAGCTTGAGGCTATGCCGCCAAACATAAACGCCAACCTCCGCTTTGACGTCAGCAACCCGAGGACGCGCACCTTTCTGGAGACGCGCACCGCCTCCATGGTTACCCGTATCGAGACCGACACGCGCATGACGATTCAAGGCGAAATCACCCGCGCCTTTACCCACGCGCAAACGCCGCGTCAGGTGGCCGAGCGTATCAAGAGCAGCATTGGCCTAATCCCCGCCCACGAGACGGCGCTAGACAATTACCGCGCCAGTTTAGAAGAGGCGGGAGACCTGAGCCCGGACCGAATCGCCGAGCTGACCGACGCATACGAGGCGCGACTACTGGACTATCGCGCCATGAATATAGCCCGGACAGAAACACGTATGGCTGTCAACCATGGCCAGCTCGCGGTCTGGCAGGCGGGCGCGGACCAGGGCTTTATCGACAGAGAGACCGCGAAAAAAGAGTGGATAGTGGACGGGGCGCCGTGCGCCGTGTGCGAACCCATGGACGGTATAAGGGTGGGTCTGGACGAGCCTTGGCTGGTGACCTATACTAATGGTCAAGTCCAATCAGTCTATATCCCCACCGAATCCCACCCGCACTGTATGTGCGGCATGGAATTACACTTTGGCGAAACCGAGGGCGTAGAATGATTGACCCGGCCACTATTAAAGCGCCGCCGCTCAGCTTGCTTTTCGTTAAAACGAGCACCAGCTTTTCAAAAGCCATCATGTGGGGCTTTAATGACCCGGTCAGCCACCTGGGTGTGGACCTGGCCGCGCTGGAAACTGTGGTGCATAGCGATTTGCTCGGGCTCCACGCCATGCAACGGCTCAAGTTTCTGGAGAGCCACGTAGTGGTGGCCACCTTTAACGTCTGGCTGGACGAGCCGGTGCGGCTAAAGGCGCAACAGGGTTTGCTCGCCCGCGCCAATGCCGCCAAGGACCCGGACTACGACTATGGCGCTTTTGCCTACTTGACTTACCGGGCCGCGCTGCGGAAAGTTTTCGGCGCCGGGCTGCCGGCAAAGAACCCATGGCAAAGTGGCCATGAATACCTCTGCACCGAGGCGGCGTATTTCCTTAACGCCGTGGTGATAGAGGGCACCGGCCGGTCCCTCTTTACCACCGACCTGGACCTGGCCGCCATGACGCCGTGGCAGCTCTACGGCAAACTCAAGGTCAATGCGGCCGGCGCCAATGAGCTGGACCTACGCGGTTGCACTATAACGAGGGCTCCGCATGGGAATGGTTAGCCAACTGGTGGCCCGGGTAAGAAAATCCCAGCCGGGTAGCTCCAGCGTCCACGTCGCGGCACCGCTCGGGTCCGAGAAAGACCGCGTGGGGAAACTCGACACGGACCCTGCGGTAAATAACCAAGGCGTGGAGCTGGCGGTAGAGGCGCTGTGGCCCGAAGAGCTGGACGCGCCGCTGGCTGTCGCCAAAGCTGACGAAACGGTGGGCGCCCGCCGCCGCGCTGAGCGCCGGCAGGCGGTAGACAATGCTGTGGATAACCCGGGGATAACCTCCACCGTGGAAAAGGGTGGACCCGGTAGCGGCCCGCAAAAGGGCGGCGTCATTGGCCGGACGAAATCCGGCAAGGACATACACGCCAACGCGGACCACCCAGAGCACGAGGGTTTCACCGCCGCTGACCACGAGGACGCCGATAACGCCCACGGGGACCACCATACCGCCCTAGTGGAGCAATACAAAGACGAGGATACCCGCCACACCCGGGCTAATCAGGCTCAGCGTAAGAATATCAGTGTGACGCCTACGGCGGAGCGCACCCGAGCGCTCATAGATACGCAAGAGCAAGCCAACGTCCATAGCGACAAAGCCACCGCCATGCGAGACGCGGTAGAGGCGGCGTCTGCCGCACAGGGTGCTATTGGTCAAACGCGCTCAGGTAAGACTATCCACCGGGGCGATTTGCACGAGCAGGATAGAACGCGGCAGAGCAAGGACTATACCCTGGGTGACCATGTAGACGCCACGGTGGCCCACCACGAGGCAGGCAACCG